CAGCGAAAACGTCGATATAAAATAATATCGACGTTTTCCAAAAACTTGGATACAGAGCCAACCTACCAGGAAACAATTTTTGGTGCAATGGTTAAGCAATTGTTTTTGTCATTCCATTTCGTTTGAGACATCTGAAAACCGTATTATAATGGACATTCAAAGCGGCAGCAGTCTTATTGCGGTCTTCGCCACATTCTTTGAACACGCGAAGCACGTATTCGTCAGTATGTTTGCGAGTAGTTGATCTGTCAAAAGTGCTATTTTGGTGAGCAATGCGCAACTTTTCTTTGTGTTCTTCTGTGAGTTTTTTCCCACGATTGGCATCACCTATTTTCTGCTTGGTCTCTTCTGTATGCCATGGTTTTCCGTTGGCAATTCTTGAAGCGATAGTCTTTTGCACTGCTTCTGGAGACATCTTCTTGCCGAGGTTGATCTCCCTGAGATGTTGTTTTTGAGCATCAGTCAGGCGAATACACAATGCTTTTCGACTCTCGCTTATTTTTTGACAATGCTCAGGTGTAAAAATTCGCCCCTTAAGAATTGCACTGAGTTTTTGACGTGTATATTTGGATACACCATACTTTTGGTACTTGAGCTTGACAGCAATACTCATTTTTTCACGATGCTCTTCTGTGCGTTGTTTCCCACGATTGGCATCACCTATTTTCTTTTTGATCTCTTCTGTGTAACACACACCGTCGCCGCCGGGAGTCATGTTGAGACCGTGAGGCGCAAGCGTTCCGAATGTTGCGATAAAAAACCGCTCCCATTGGTTTGCGAGATGCATACCTCGAACATTAGATTTCAATATCGTAATATCAACACTATCAATTCCGTATTTTTCGAAGCATCTCTTGACGTATGTGCATTGAGAAGACTTTCTCACATGAGTTCTCAGACGCCTATCAAAATCAACCGTGCGTCCCACGTATGATTTTCCGTTTGGAAAAGTGAACATATACAGAGTGAACAATTTAGAGTATGTCTTGGCAGTGCGCGCCATGATGAGATTATAACACAAAATTATTTAAGCTATTTTACCAACCAATAACATTGGGGGCCATCCTACCAGGAAACGACGCGTGGAGCAATTGTTGAGACGATTTTTAGCCCTAGACCGGACAGCGCGGCGATGGCAAGTTTGTCACTGAAGCTGTCTGACACCATGCGCGCGGCAATGTTGAGCACCAGGAACACTAGTCCGAATTTTAGTAGGTTTTTCACCGTCGGCGGCTGTCCCCCGACGAGGAAGATGATGGACGAGTATGCCATGATGAGGAACCCCGTCTCTATCGCCGCCTGCATTGCCGCCGTGATGGGGGCTCTCCTTGCCCATGCCTGCGTATTGTTTAGCATATTCGTGGACTGGTTGGGCAGTAATTCCACGGAGTATTTCTTCTCTATATCGTCAACTCGCTGCATTTTATTAACACAATATTTTTTATTGCAGTATGAGCATCCGTATGAGCATCCGTATGAACATCCAGACTCTGCGAGGGTTCAATACTCCAATTGTTCCCGCACGCAGCCTCCTGCATGCGTATACCGATGGCTCGCCAGTTCGCGTCAAAAAAATGATAGTAAAATGTAAAAACAAGTAAATGGCAAGCTCCCTGGATATTTTCAAGCAGAGCGTCCGCGAATACGTGAACATCAGCGACCAAATCACCCGCGCGTCGAAGGAACTTGCCGTGGTGAAGCGCAAGAAGAACGAACTGGGAGAGCTCATACTTGAATTCATGCAGGAAAACAAGTACGACGCGGTAAGTGCTGATAATGCCACGATCCTGAAAAAGTCGTCCACCCGCAAAACTGGTCTCAAGGAGGAGGCCATCTTAAGCGCGGCAAAGGAGTTCCTTGACGAACACAGCGTAGAAAAGTTCATGCAAAAGCTAGACTCTACTCGCGAGACCGTCACCAAGGAAAAGATCAACGTAAAGGTCGTGAAGCAACGGTAAATCACTTCTTTTCAAAGAATGCCCAGGTATTACCTTCCCTTCCGGGATGCCCTCCTTCGGTAATCAGTTTCCACGGAGAGTCGGGCTGCACAAGGTTGTTGTAAACGAGTTCGTTCTTAATAGTATTAACATACCCACATATCGACAAAACAAACTTTTATAACACTGCGTCTCTTATATACGAGAATGACTCGCGTCCCTCTCGTGTATTACGCTGACAAAACTTTAGAACTATACACGTTCCCTGGTATAACTATTGACCAAACAGCAACGATTTATAATGAGACTACCGGAGAACAAGTTTCTAAACGCGTTATGGGCGGATACACAAAAGCAGACATAAAGGATTCTTCCGGTAAGAAACGCACGATAAATGTTGGTCGCGCGGTCGCGTCAAGTTTCCTCGGGAAACCTCTAGACGGAGGATACACTGCGGACCACATAAAAAACAAAGAAACGGTAAACGATGCTCTATCTAACATTAGATGGGCAAACAAACAAACACAAGGTAAGAACAGAACTATGCCGGAAAACTGCAAATCTGCGTTTTTGATAGTAAAAGACGGGGTAGAGAAGACGGCGAATGAGTGGGCGAAGGAAGAAGGAGTCACCCCACAAGCAATATTTTATCGTGCAGTATCTGGCACGAAAGAATTTACGTATAAAAAATACGAAGATTTGCCCAACGAAGTTTGGAAAGACGTGGAAGGGTCTAGAACCCCCAATGGATATTGGCAGATATCAAATATGTGCCGTATAAAGTATATCACAAAATACGCGGATAATGTGATCAGTGGAGACCGCCTATGTATTCCTCGTCGCGGCGGATATCCAATTGCTAGAATAAAAGGCAAAACCATACTATTACATATATTAGCATTCAAAACGTTTTTTCCCGTTGAATATGAGAAAAAAACAGATGATATGATGGTTCTTCATAAAAATGACATAAAGACAGACTTTAGACCGGAAAATCTAGAACTTGGAACCAGAAGCGAAAACGGACTCCAAGCACACCGAAACGGCAGATATGATCACACACTTTCGGCGGGGAAAAAGTGTGTATCTATAGACACCGGTGGGATAGAAAAGGAACACGCCAGTCTATGTGATGCTGCTCGCTACCTGAACGATATTGGGTATACTTCCGCGCGAGGACCAACAATTTCTAATGCGATAAGGAAAACGGAAGCTAAAGGAAAGGCACACATTATCTATGACCACGCCTGGAGATGGGCATAATCTATTTCTTTTCAAAGAATGCCCAGGTATTCCCTTCCCTTCCGGGATGCCCTCCTTCGGTAATCAGTTTCCACGGAGAGTCGGGCTGCATAAGATTGTCGTAAACGAGTTCGTTTTTCAGCGTGTTAATATCATCTAGGGCAATGTATTTAAGAGAGTGCGCGTATTTCTTGACCAGGAAGTTGAAATCAAACACGGAGCAGAACTCGCCACCGTCTAGGAATACGAACTCTACGTCTTCCGGGAGGTCGTCGCCAACGAGGGGGGCGTCGTGCGTCTGGGTGAGTTCCAGGTCGTAATACTGGAGCTGGGCGGAAAATTTAGGATGTTTCTCGACATACTCGCGAGTGACCATAGAATCTGTGGTCTTCCCCCAGAGCAGGTGCAGGTCCACGTTGCCCCTTTCGCGATCAGCCCAGAAGTCGACGCCGGCCTGTTGCCTCGGCCCGTCGGCCTCGAGGGAATAGAACCGGGTCTTGTCAGCGCGGGAGACGAGGCCGTCCATGATGGCGCGGGTAGACCCACGGCCGTTCCAGGTGCCAACTTCCACGATGTTGTGGATTTCCGGGTTCTTTACGAATTCGGTTAGGAACTGGCCCACCGGCGTGTCAATACCGAGCTGGCCGTTGGGGAAGATAGAGACGGGATAGGCATAGGTTTCGTTCATGTTTTCTGTAATGCTATATTTTTAGACCCCGTATTTAACGAACGTCCGAACGTTTCGTTAAAATGCAGAGATAAATACCATTGCAAGAAGAAACAATGTTCCAACTCGCAATCGTCGGCCACCAGAAGTTCTACGCCGAAACTGTCGCAGGAATTTCTGACGAGGACCTCAAGAAACATGTGCGCTTCGTGTGCGTGAACGAGAACCTGCCAAAGGACGTTCCCGCAGAGTTCCCCGCGGAATGCGTGATGAACGAGTGGGAGATCCAGGGGTACGAGCCCTTTTACCAGCGGGAAAAATACTACCAGAACTCCGTGTTCTTCAACACTATGAACATAATAGAGACGCTGGGCCTCGACCAGATCGGGTTCGCGCAATACGACATGGTGTTCACGCCTGAGATTTTCGAGGAAATCAAGCAGACGTGCGAGGCCGACAAAAACGCCGCGATAGGGTTCTATCCTTACCCCATCGAGCATTTGTTCGAGATCGTCCAGCCCCAGGCATGGCAGTTCATAATCCAGCAATACTCCAATTTCTTCCAGGTCCCCGTCGAAAACGTAGACAAGCTAGAGAGCATGAAACTCGCGCTGTTTCACACCTTTGTCATTCCCAAGTCTAACTACTGCCGTATGATGCACTTCGCAAAGAAGGTCCTGCCAAACATCGTGACTTTCCTAAACAAGGACAACCGACACATGGCCGGAACCCTAGAACGTCTTTTTGCACTGTTCCTTAACCTAGAAATCATTACAGGAAACATGAAAGAATTCAAGTGGGTTTCGGGTCTCCGTCACGACGACACGGGTCTCCGGCTCCGCGACGAGTTCCGTGGCGTGTAATCACTCGTCGTCGCTGTCGTCGCTGTCGTAGGTCCTACACTCCTTGGTGATAGAATACTCCACGGCGTCAATTACCAACCGTCCTACGAAGAACACGAAGAGCATAGCCGACAACCCGGCCCCCTGCACGTCGAACGAACGCATAAGGTCCGCGCTCACGGGGGACAAGTCGACGACCTTTGTCACGCGCCTATGCGGGAAAGAGACGCGACCGTTCCTGGCACGAAAGACGGACGCGGCGGACGCGGTATAGATGGCACGAAGAAAGTGCGGGCGGACGATTGACATTTTCTTTCCTGAGCGTTCGATACACTTAATGTTATGACTTTCGTCGATATATTTTTATATCGACAAAAGACGCTCGTAAATCATACCACCGGCGTGAACCAAAAATGGTTTCCCTCCTGGCAAACGACGGTGGTCGGGTGAACATCAGTGAAGACGCTGCCAAGAAGTCCTCCGTAATCGCCGACTTCATGGAAATGTTTGACGGCGCAGATGTCCCCGTCCCTGGGGCGGGCGCCGAAACGCTGACCAAGATTGTCGAGTTCTGTGAGTTCATCTCGCAGCAGAGGACGGACGCCGAAGTGTCCTCATTTGAGTACGGGTTTTACGATGCCGAGGTGGGCACACTTGCCGAGATTGCGAACGTCGCAAATTACCTTGACATCCCAGAACTGGTAGACGGCGTGTGCGAAGCAATTGCAGATACCATGAGGTACAAGACGGCTTACGAGATCCAGGAGATTTTTGGAACGGGAGAGATGTCTCCCCAAGAAATGGAGGAAGTCCGTCTGTCACACCCGTGGGCCTTCGAAACGTAAATGTAAAACATCAGAAGTAAAAATGTTTGCGTACATTATCAATGTTCCCGAGAATGGCAAGTCCTATAAGACCAGGTGTAGAGCCAAATACGGTGAGAGTGGGCCAAGTCTTCCGCGTGATAGACAAAGACACCGTCCAAATAACTTACATTGCCGCAGCAAGGCTGCAAACCCCCGTAGTGAAGAAACCCAACCACGGGTTCAAGGTCGGCCAGCTCGTGAGCGTCGTAACGAAGCCGCCCACGGATTTTTCGCTCGTGTCGGTGTCCGCTAAAAACCCCGACGGCTCTCTCCCGGACCCAGCGAAGAGACCCCCACTGCCCCCGGTTCCAGACCCGGTCCCTCCCCCTCCCCCCACACCTGTCCCCCCCACACCTGTCCCCCCCACACCTGTCCCCCCCACACCTCCTTCGGACACCCGTTCAGACGCTGGACTGAACCCCGTGGTCGTGAACATTGGCGGACTTCCTCAGATATACCAATCTCCCAAAAACGCTAAAGGGTTGGTAGTTTTTCTGCACGGGTGCTCTAGAAGCGCGTTTGGCGGCTGGCCCAAGTCCGCGGGGAACAAGTTCCTAGGCATGCCAGAAGACGTCGGGAGGACCAAGCAATGCCTCGCGAGCGGATACGCGATTCTGTACCTATCTCCTAAGGCGTCCTCCGGGTGCTTCTCGCACACGGACGGCGATAATGTGGTAAAGTCTATAAACCAAGTGAGATCTTCGCTCGGTCTCCAGGGAAAGCCCCTCTACCTCGGCGGTTGCAGCGCGGGAGGCGGTCTCATCCAGCGGCTTGTGGCGAGCGGGTCTATACGGTGCGACGGTATGTTCAACGAGTCCTCTACATCAGGCGTTCCATCCAACAAGACACCCGCAAGCCTCTGGACGGTGCTTTCGACCGCGAAAGAAAAGGCGGCCGCGGACGGACACGCGCAGGAGCTGCGGCGCTTCGGCAAGCCCGCCGCGGTCCTCGTGTCTGGGAAACGCGTCATAACCCCCGACTTTTTCTACAACCAGTTTGCGAGCATTTCCCTGGAAAATTCCAAAAGGATCGCGACTTCTCTCATGTCGAGCGGTCTCATTGATGCCCGTGGTAATATCGTGAAGGATCCCAAGAATCCTCGCGAGTGGTACAGCAAGCTCCAGAAAGACGTAAAAATACCAGAAACTTCTGAAAGGTTCTGGGACTCTGGCATCGTCCAAGAGATGATGACGGCGTACGCGGTTCATGACGCTGTCAGTTGCTACATGACCACGTTCCTCAAGTGGGCAGAATCTGGTTTCAAGGCGAACGTAAACGACATCGCCAAGCAATACGAGGTGTTGAAAACCGCTTTTGTTGTAGTATAAAAATTTCTACAGAAAAGTTTTTTACATACGAAACCACGTGTGTAAAAACCCGTATACATCCGCTCGCATTCTCACGACATGATTCTCATGAGGGGCATCATGATAGGCATAGAGATGTAGCACACCAGACACGATAGTGCTAGGGAAAGAGCAAGCTTCCAATTCTTGAAAATCATCATGAAGAAGCTGAGCAGACCCTTGAACACCTTGCTAAAAACTGCGCCAATGGACTTTCCAAACGTCGCGAGCGCGCCCCCGATCTTCTTCCCTACACCTGCGACCTTTCCTCCAATGTCCTTGCCCACGTCTGCGACCTTTCCTCCAATGTCCTTTCCCACGTCTGCGACCTTTCCTCCAATGTCCTTGCCCACGTCTGAGACCTTTCCTCCAACGCCCTTGCCGGTGTCTACCACCTTATTGCCGACGTCTTTAATCGGGTTTGTAATTTTTTTCAGGGAGAACGGTTCGTAGGTGTTCATCACAGCGGGTTCCAGTAGCATATTTATACTACGTGTAAATATTAAATTTTACATTATATGAAAAATTGCACTAGACAGTCGCAATGAACTCCCATTTCAAATCGTTGCAAATCCCTTTCCAAATTTTATCTTGGGCGTGAAGGTTTTGCCGGCATTTCAGGAGCGGAAGGTACGGAAGCAGGTCGTCTTCACCGAGTAGCTCTGAAAACTTGTAAACCACGTAATTATAGGAGAGAAAGTTCTTGCGTTCCGGGGGCTTGTGGCGGTCGAACGGGGCCTGAATTTCCGTGAACATGTCTTTGAGTTTCTTCTCGAGCGCGGGGCTGAGCTTGATCGGCGGTAGGCCGGTGACCATGTTGGTGATCGAATAAATGTTATCATAGTACGCGGAGTAGCCCAGCTTCTTCAAAAACTGCTTCACCTTTGACGGCTTTATTTCACTGCTCGTAGAGATCCTATTCTTCTTGAACTCCGCGCGGACGGCCTCCACGACTTCTTTGGGAACGGTAGTCC